TGTCAACAGTCACCTTGGTGAATGTTCCGGCTGTTACGCCGCTGTTGGCGAGTGTCAGGGTCGTCGAGGAGCCGGTGTTGCCAGTTCCAGTGACATCCCCAGTGAAGGTCAGCGAGCCTGACGGGACATCCCCCCAAGACGGATTGATTCCGTCAGTGGTGAGGTACTTTCCGTTGTTGCTTGTCTGCGACGGCAGGAAACTGTTTTTGACGGCAGAGGACGGCGTGCGGACTTCAGATACGTGTAGGTATTGTGCGTGGTCGTCATCGCCAAGGCCGGACAGGTTGCCGTGATCCTGAACCAAAGCAGCCGCAACGCCGGCAGACTGCAGGCTACGAAGGTCGTAAACCGAAATCGTGCTGGCCTTGATGCTGTTCGTGAAGCCAGTCTTGTACTGGTATATGACTTTGTAGAGCGGACGGAACTCGACAGAGGGGAACCCATTGAGGTTCAAGCCCTCGAAGGTCATCGCCTCTGCACCGGAAAGCTGGTTCGTCGGAGCCTGACTGATGATCGCAATGACGGGGTAAGTCAGGTTGTTCGTGGCAAGAATCCACGAAACGAAGTATTCGTTGTTCGCAACAGGAGCGGTAGACCAAGTGCCGCCGCTATACAGGTTGTACTGCGGGACTCCTGAGACAACCTTAAAAGGGAAGTTGGTCGGCGAGTCTAAGACCCAAGAAGAGCCACTAAGATAGAGAACAGGAATGAGAGCAGGGCCAGACAGATCCTGCTGCCACGTACCTGCGACAGGCGTATTAGTCGAGACGATATCGACCTGCATGTCTTCGTCGAAGAACGTGCCGCCGCCGATGTCGATTTGCGCATCCGCATCAGTCGCGCCAGTGCCAGTCGTCGTGTACCCGCTCGCGCCAAACCCGTTGGCAATTGCAGCACCGCGAGTACGGTGAAGGTACTCATGAGTCTGCCAATCAAGCGTGATGCCGTGCCGCTCGTCGCCGAAGTAAACCGCCTGCTGAGTGGTCGCATTCCAGTAGATATACGCTGTAGGCGCATGCTCTTCCCAAGTGAAGTAGGTCATCTGCGTCGAGAGAACGCCAGACGCATTGAAGTAAATGAAATGCAGGCCGGTGGTGTTCGGGATGACAACGGTTTGAGCGGACGTATAGGTATGCTTTACGCCCTTGCACCAAACGACAAACGACGCGCTGACAGGGGAGATCGTGAACGTACGAGTCCCCGCGTTGAAGCCGATCGACGACTCGCTCTTATCGGCATGACCGATAGGCTCCCCGCTGGGATCTGTTGCGGGTGCCCATGCAGTACCGTTCCAGACCAGCTTCTCGCCGACATTAGCTGCGGCGGACGAGAAGCTCTGGCCCTGAACCTTGGTAACGATGGGCGCAGTTGGGGTGCCAGAAAGATCTCCACCGATCTCAACCTTGTCCGCATTGAGATTGGTGAAGTTGGCGTCCAGCTCATTGTTGGTGAGTGGACTTCCCTTTCCTGCGCGAGTCGTAAGATTCGACATGCCTTGCCCCTATTAGGAGATCGTTACAGTCCAAGTCACCGTCATGCTGTCGGCTGCGCCTTTGTTCACAACCGCAAATGTAGTGCGGCAAAGCATAGTCCCGGCAGTGCCAGCATTGAACACGCCGGCCTCAGTGATGGGGCCAGTGCCAGTGCCGGCTCCGAAGGTCGCAACGTAGGTCACAACAGAGCCGCTCGCAGTGCCGCTGGCAATCGTAACCCGACCAAGCTCGTTACCAAGCGTCGTGTTGCCAACAACCGGGCTGGTCGAGCCTTCGCCAATCGCCATGTGGCTCATGATCGAAGAGGAGGTGCCAACCATGCGCGAAGCGATGAAGTCCTTGCCGACAGTGACGACGAGGTTGTTGAGATCCAACTCTTCCTTCAAACCGCCGTTCTCGTCGAACAGCCGGATCTGAAGCTTGCCGGTGGCCTTGATGTCTTCTACAAGTTTCATTTACTGAACCTCAGTTTTAGAAAGTGCGTGAAACGCCGACATAGTCTTCGGCGAAATAGGAGATGTCCGCATAGTCGGTCATCCGCAAAGCGCCGGAGTCTGATGTTGATTTAGAGTCGCTAAGACCCTTAAAGAACGATAGGTTCTGGGAGTCGATAGCGTACTCAGTTTCCGAAAAGCTTCTGTTGAAGTTTACGGCATAAGAGAAAGCATCTGAGACGTTGAACGAGTCAGCAAGCGATTTTCCTATGGACTGCTGCAGCTCGTCTTCTATGCTGAACCTATCATCGGCAAGCGCAACGTCTGAAAGAAGTTTGCTAAAGTCGTTAAACAGGAAATCAGATGTGCTGAAAGAGTCAGCCTTGTAAGCCAAAAAGCTAAGAGAAGCTGAGTCTTCCGAAGAGAAAGAGTCCTGAAGTGGCTTAGATAGGCTGTACTGCCGTATGTCATTAGCCGAAACAGAGTCAACCTTCGCAAGCGCCATGCTTCTCTGCAGGGCGTCAACAATCGCTTGAATATCAGAAAGCCCCTTCCCTACAGTCAGAGACTGTATCTGATCGGATACAGACTGAGAGTCGGACGCTCTCTTTCCGAAAGCAAGTCGAGATACAGCGCTTGCAGAGAATGTGTCCGCAACCCGCTTGTGAGTGGCAAAGACGTGCGCATCAAGTAGCGCGACAGTGTCGGCGGATATCTTGGCGAAGGTAATCGCAAGACTGTCTGCCGTAACCTGAATGTCGTTGACCCAGCGGTCAGGCGGGGTCGGGTCTGCATAGACATTCGCGGCCTGAAGGTTGGTGTACTTCAGTTCTCCAAGGAGATTGACGTAGCTAAGCTGTCCCTTCAGCTCTACGTATTCAGGGTCTAGCCCAAGAGCTACCCAGCCTGTCTGTGCGCGGACGTTACTATACGAAACATCCGCCGAAGCTTCGGCTATCTGGATGCTTGGGCTTGGACTCGCAACCTCGAAGATTGCGCGAATCATTAGAAGTCAGCTCTGACCTTCAATTTCAGAAGGTCGTACACGGTCTGGATAGTTCCATTGGTGTAGGTGACCTCGACTTCTGCTTCGTACGTGCCTGCGGTATCAAGTGCGGAGGACGACCACTGGAATGCAACTCGACCATTAACGGCATCCGTTACAGAGCCGACGATCGTCGATTTGATTACAGCAGATCCAACGGCGCGAATTTTTAAGCGCACGGTTGCGCCTGTCAGGTTGATAGGTGCCCACGTAGCAGGGTTGGTCGAATCCAGCGTCTGGCCGACTGCGGCCTCGTTGCTGTCCTTCAGGTTCATGTACAGGATCGGGAGGGTGTCTCCCTCAACCAGCGGGATAGTAGTGCTGTAAGCCATTAGATTCTCCGCATCTGAACGGACAAGTCAGACCGCACATGTCCTCGAACGGCACGCTGACGGGCGGTATTCACGCCGCGACCGAATTGATCCATCGCCGCAACAGCAAGCTGCGGGTTCGTATACGTCTTGCCCGGTGACATGAACAGCCGCGCCTTTGCCCCGTGGGCAATTACCTCAGCGTAGTCCTCGAACAACACATCATCAACAGTTGTGGTTGTTCTGGTCGGCTTGTAGGCAACGCGCATCGTCAGGGCGTTCGCGGCATTATCCTTCGGGATCGGGAACAGTGAGAAGGTTCGCTCGTCCTTCTGCAGGATGTACTTAGGCTCAGCGCCGTCCGTGCTGGCACCCTCGAAGGTGCGGTTGTACAGCTCAGACTTGTCGATCTCATCAGGGGCGACGGGCTGAAGCTCCTTGGTCTTGTACCAAGCCTTCATGATCTTGACCACAAGGTTGCCGGTGGGCGGCTCGAAGTCGTAGTCCACAACACCCGCAACAACTGTGAGCGGATCGTGGTCACGCTGCAGGATCAGGGACTTCTCGCAGAACTCGATGAGCGACGATCGCAGAGCGAGATCCACTGAGATCTCCGGGCAGCCGGGGACGTCAGGCAGGACGTACGGGTAGAAGCTGGTAAGAGTTGCCATGACTTAACCTCCAGCCTCCACTGTAGCGACCCGCGGGACTGCGCCGCCGACGTTGTTCAAGTTGGGT